GTCAGGCAAACGCAACCTCAACTCACTCACCGCCGCACAAGTCGTCAATGTCGCCGACCGAATAGCCTTCCTCGGATGGACCAACAAGAAAGGCGAGTATGTCTGGCCCGTCGGTCCGTTTGGTTGGGGAGTTGTGAAGAATGGTTGTATGCGCACCCTTGCTCATCTCTGTAAGTCAAAGGTCAAGAAGGTCCAGAAGCACAGAGCTCGGGCCTGTCGCCTTTGGTCTGAACATGGGTAGGAAACCACAGTACGACGGCCCCTGGAAGAAGGTACGCCTCAAGATACTCGAGCGCGATGACTACCGTTGCCAGATACGAGCCCAAGGATGTACCCAAGAAGCCGTCGAGGTAGACCATATCCTTCCCGTCGCTATGGGAGGCGACTGGTACGCCGAAGAGAACCTCAGAGCCTCATGCTCCCGATGTAACAACGGACGCAACGCTAAGCACCGCACAACAGCATCTAGAGCATGGTAGACCGAACCATGGACCAATTTTTTCCCATAGGGCTCTGTTTCCACCCCGACGAAGACCATGGAGTTATATTCGATGACATCTGAGAAGAAACCGACCAAGCCAAGAGCTTCTCGGCCGAAGCCTGTCGAATCCGCCGAAATCGTTATATTCTCCACGGACGGCCCCAACCGTTCAGCCATTGAAATCACCATCGAAGCCCTCCGGAGAGACGACCGCCTAGACGATGTCGACGCAGCTCGTCTCCAAATAGTTCGCGGCCTTGCCTCAGCCGTTGACGCACAACCCGACAATCCGGTTATCTGGCGCGAGTACCGCGCAGCCGAACAAGCACTACGAAAGGAAACCGAAGCGCATGGCGACCCGTTCGACAAACTCATCGCAGAAATCTCAGCCGAGATGGGCAACGAAAAGAAACAAAAAACGACCAACTCGAGGACATGAAGTAACAGCGATAGCGAACCGTCTCGGGACGCCACTCATGCCATGGCAAGCGGCTATCGCCGACATTGCGCTCGAGATGGAATTAGACGAAAACACCGGACTCATGGTGCCGGCCTATCGAGAGATAAATGTCCTTGTACCGCGCCAATGTGGCAAAACGACGCTCATGTTGTCAATGGAAGTTCATCGCGCTCTCCTATGGGGAAAGCCTCAAACCATCGGGTACACCGCTCAAACCGGTTGGGACGCCAGGCGCAAGCTCATCGACGACCAAGTACCGGCAATAGAACGCTCTCCGCTCAATGCCACCGTGAAACGCGTCTATCGAGGCGCAGGCATGGAGGCCATCCATTTCAAGAACGGCTCGAGGATAGATGTCATGCCATCAACACCATCAGCCGGACACGGTCGCGTCATTGACCAAGGGATTATCGACGAAGCGTTCTCAGACGAAGACGACCGGCGAGAGGCCGCAATGCTTCCCGCCATGGCCACCAAGCGAGACGCACAGCTCCTCGTCATTTCCACCGCCGGAACCCAAGCATCTCTGTATCTCAAGCGCAAAGTCGAACAAGGCCGAGTCATGGTAGACGCAGGGATGGAGACAGGCGTCGCCTACTTCGAGTACTCAGCTGACAACGACGACGATATTGACGACCCGCGCACATGGCGCAAAACAATCCCCGCCCTCGGCTACACAATCGACGAACGCGTCGTATCACACGCCCGCTCAACAATGACCGAAGGAGAGTTCCGCCGCGCCTACCTCTGCCAATGGACAGTCCTCGACGACGCAGCCATCCCCGCCAAATATGTCCAACGCGTCCTCGACGCCACCACCGCACCATCCGGACGCCTCTCATTTGGGATAGATGTCGCCATGGACCGCTCCTGGGCTTCAATATGTGTCGCCGACGAAACTGGACGCGTCGAACTTATCGAACACCGCGAGTCCGTGTCCTGGGTAGTCGACAAAGCCCTAGCCCTCTGGAGAAAACACAAAGGCTCTATCGTCGTAGACGGTTACTCACCCGCCAACTCACTCGTCGACCGGCTCGAAGCCGGAGGCCTACCCGTCACCCGCTACACACTTCGAGACATGACCGCAGCTTGTGGAATCTTCTACGACGCAGTCCTCGACGACGCAATCCGCATCCGACCCCACGCCTCACTCGAAGCCGCCATCGAATCAGCCAAAAGGAAACAGATGGCGTCTGGATGGTTATGGTCGCGCACAGTCGAATCCGCAGACCTAACACCACTATTCGCAGCCACTCTCGCCTACCATCATTCAACTAACCGCAGACCACCAGAACAATCAAGGAGCCGCATCTTCTAATGAAGCAACACCTACCCACTATCCTCCAGTCCATCGGGACTATCATTGTGGCAATGAGTATCTCTCTAGTATCCGTACCACTCGGCCTCGGCTTCGCAGGCTTAGCACTTGTGGCCTTCGGTATCGCCGCCGAAAGGAGCTAACAATGCTCAACCGTCTCCTCAAGAAACAAACCCAAGACCGCGGCGCGTATGTCGACAGCACCGGTCGAATCTCGCGCACAGTCCTCGACAACTACGCCGGCGTCGCAGTAGACACCGAAACCACACTCTCCGTCCCCGCCATCTGGCGAGCTACAACAATGATTAGCGACTCAATCGGCGTCCTACCACTCCACGCCTACCGCAACGACCAACAGCTCGAACCAACACCACGCCTCCTCGAGCGGCCATACCCTCTCGAGACACGCGTAGAAACCATCTCAGCAATGGTCGCAGCACTAATCCTCCACGGAAACTATGTAGCAATACTCGGCGAGCCTGGACTATCGGGCTATCCCGAATCCATCTATCCCGTCTCACCCGAACGCGTCAGCATCTACAAACAAGACGGCCAAAAGATATTCCGCATCGACGAGCGTGACTACTCATCGTCCGAAATCTTCCACATCAAAGGATTCTCAATGCCAGGCGACATTGCCGGCATCGGCATCATCGCAGCACAACGCCAAGGAATCGGCGCAGCAGTAGCCGTTATGGAATACGCCGCCCGATACTTCGACGGAGGCACCATGCCCTCCTATGTCATCAAATCAGACAACCCCGACCTCACAGAAGACGAAGCCGACCTCCTAAAAATGAAATGGATGGAGCACTACTCCGGACGCTCCCGCCGCCCCGCAGTAATGAACGCCTCAACGACAGTCGAACCCCTCACGGCCAACGCGTCAGACTCGCAGCTTGTCGAAGCCCGCAACCAAGCCATCTCAGACTCGGCCAACATCGTCGGCGTCCCTGGCAACTTCATCGGAGCTCCGAACACTTCGCGGACCTACACAAATACAGAGCTTCAAGGTTTGGAATACATACGGACTTCATTGGCTCCTCTGACTGCCAGAATCGAGGCCACATTCACGGACTACATCCCCCGCGGACAAGTCGCACTCTTCAACTTCGACAGTCTGCTACGCGCCGACACACTCACCCGCTACCAAGCCCACAAAGTAGCCCTCGACTCCGGATTCCTCACCATTGACGAAGTCAGAGAACTAGAAAACCGCTCACCAATTTCAACACCAGAAGAAACAAACACCCAAGAAATGACGGAGGTCAACTCATGACAATCGAAACACGCGCCTACGAAACAGAACTAGAAATCCGAGACACAGGAGACGGCCGGACAATCTGTGGAATCTGTGTCCCATACAATGTCGAGCAACGCATCAACACAACACTCACAGAAGTATTCAGAGCCGGAGCCTTCTCGAGAGTCATCCCGAACGCTCACCGCGTCAAGCTCCTCGTCGGCCACGACGCCCAAGCCTTACCAATCGGCCGCGCCACACTCCTACGCGAAGACACCAATGGCCTCTACGGCGAGTTTCGAGTATCCAAAGGCTCCCGCGCAGACGACATCCTTGAACTCGTCAGGGACGGCGCACTATCCGAACTAAGCATCGGATTCCAGCCATTGAAAGACAACCACCGCAAAGATGGAGTCGTCGAGCGCATCGCAGCACACCTCGCCGAAGTTTCCTTAGTAACCTTTGGCGCATACGGCCACCAAGCACAAGTCGTAGGCGTCCGCGACCAATCAACAACACCAAACCTCGACACAGTCGAAGAACTACTCAAAGGAATCCGCAGATGAAATCATCACAAACAGCCCTCTCAGTTACCGCAACAAAAATCGTCGCAGCTGAACCCCTAACTCGTCAAGTGTGTGTCCATGTCCTAACGGCCAACACTTACTACATCGGCGGAGACAACACAGTCACCACAGCCAACGGATTCATGCTCGACAACGCCGCCGGACCTTACACATTGACAGTCCCACAAAACGAAGAACTATGGGCAATCGTTGCCAGCGGGACACCAACAATCTCCGTCCTTGTCCAAGGCGACTAGATACTCGCGCATCTCCGCAGTATTGACTAGAATACGAATATCCGGCACCCCACCGAACCGAGTCGAGCAACCCGCACCGCGGCAACCTCACCGGACGCACAGGTAGGCACCCCGTCCCCATAATCCACGACAAAAGGACCACCTCCGTGAATCAGTTTCTATCCAACCTCCAAGAGAATCGTCAGTCAAAGACAAGCCTCATCGACGCAACGCTCACCCGCGCAGCCGATGAAACCCGCGACATCACCGAAATCGAATTGGCAAACATCCAGGCTCTCAAGCTCGAAATCGAAAAACTCGACGAGCGCATTGAGCAAATCTCAGACCTTGAAATCCGCAAGGCTAAGGCAGCAGAACTCGCAGCATCAGTCGATGGCACAGTAGTTGAGCATCGTTCAGCAGCTCCAGCACGAGTCATCTCAGAAGAAGCCACATACCACGAGCGCAGCGGAAACGACTTCCTCGCAGACGCAATCGCCGCCGAGTTCGGCGGCTCATACGAAGCCCGTGAGCGCATCACCCGCTACCAGCGCGAAACCATGGAAAAGCGCGACTCAGGCACAAGCAATTTTGCCGGTTTAGTCGTTCCGCAATATCTCGTCTCGAGCTTCGCACAGCTTCGCCGCGCAGGACGCCCAACATTGGACATCTCAACGAACCAAGCACTACCAGCGAGCGGAATGAGCCTCAACATCGGTCGTCTGACGACTGGCGTGACTTCTTATGTTCAATCATCAGAAAACACAGCTCCAACAGAGTCCTCACCAGACGACACATTGCTCACAGTTCCCGTGAACACAGTTGCCTCAATGTTTGACCTCTCAAAGCAAGCAGTCCTTCGAGGAACAGGTGTTGAAACCCAACTCCTCGGCGACGCAGTCCGCTCATACCAAACAAAGGTAGACGGCCTGGCATTGAACGGCTCTGGCTCATCTGGCGAACACCGCGGAATCCTGAACACATCAGGAATCAACGCAACGACCTACACAGACGCAAGCCCAACATGGGCCGAGTTCTTCCCTAAGCTCGTCGCAGCAATCACCAACATCTCGACCAACTTCTACGGCGGCGCGACTCATATCGTGGCTCACCCGTCGATTATTGGTTGTTGGCTCCGCGCCTTGGACACCACAAACCGTCCACAGTTCGGAAACACAGCAGGAAACCCAATGAACGCAGCGGCCACCTTCGACCGTCCAGCGTATGACATGGGCGGACTCCAGATTCTCGGCTTGCCAGTAATCGCGGACGCGAATATGCCAACGAACCTCGGAACAGGAACAGACGAATCAGCAGTCATCGTCGGCGACTTCTCCGAGTCCTACATCTGGGAAGACAACGGCGGCTCGCCTCTGTATGTTCGCTTCGAGCAGCCAGACGGCAACATTGCAATCCGGACAGTCGTGTTCGGCTTCTCGGCATACACCGCCGGCAAGTACCCGACAGCCTTCTCGGCCATCACCGGTACAGGCCTCATCGCCGCCAACTGGGCATAAATAATCCCCCTCCGAACTCGGTCGCGCACATCGACCGAGCTCTAGGATTACAACCATGAACAAAGAGACTCTCATTCGCGCACTCGAAACAGAGCTAACCGGATACATCCGTCGAGGCTTGAACGAACGCGCCAACCTCGTCCGACAAGAGCTCATCCGGCTCGGACGCCCGATGGACACACCGTCCGCCGTGGATGTGCCGTCCGAGTCGGATAGCACCCCCACAAAGCCCGTCATACGCGTCAGGAAGGCTCCAGAGCCTCCAAAGCCTGAACCGAAGGCAAAGGCACCCGAGAAGAAAAGAAAGCCCTAATGGCAATCACAAACGGCTACATCACTCTCGCGAACCTCAAGACCTACCTCAAAATCGACGACTCAGTCGAAGACACCCTCCTCGAGTCCATCATTGAATCCGCCTCCAGGAGCATCGACCGCATCGCGAACCGCCGTTTCTATCTCGACGCCACCGCCTCGGCCCGCACCTACCGCCCCGTAGGAAATATGCGCGTCATCGTTGACGACTTCGGAACCACAACCGGACTCATCCTCAAGACCGACCCCGACTCGACCGGCACTTACCAGACGACAATGACCCTCAACACGGACTACATCGTCGAACCAACCACCGCGCTCGCTAAAGGCCGCCCTCTCAACTACCTCACCATTGTCGGCGGCACCGCACTATCTCTCCCCGTCAACTACCGCCCACAAGTCGAAGTCACCGCAAAATGGGGATGGCCGTCAGTACCAGACGACATCGAACAGGCCACCTACATCCTTTCTGCTGACCTCTACAAACGCAAAGACTCAATCGGTGGCGTCCTCGGCTTGTCAGAGCTTGGCGCGATACGAATGTCACCACTTGGCCGCGACATCGCAGCAATGGTCCGCGCATACCGCCGCGAGTTCTTTGCGTGAACCCAACAGCCGTCCGCCAGGGCCTCACAACAGCCCTCGACACCATCGCCGGTCTTCGATGCTTCGACTATGTGCCAGACTCGCTTTCACCTCCAGCGGCCGTCGTTGAACCACTCGAAATCGAATATGGCGTCTCAATGACATCAAGCGGCATCGACTACTACCGAGGCTTCGTGCTTGTCATTGTCGGCCGCATGAGCGACCGTTCATCACAAGACAGACTCGACGCCTACCTAGCATCATCCGGAGCGTCAAGTGTTGTCGCAGCAATCGAATCAGACCGCACACTCAGCGGCTCGTGTTCTACTTGCCAAGTCACCGAAGCTCTACCCCGCTCGGTAGTAGTATCAGGCGTAGAAATGACCGCCTACCGATTCGAGGTCGACATATATGGCTAACTACACAATCCTCTCCGCAAACTCCTCACTAGGAGCCCAAGGAACCGTCGTAACAGACGCAGACATCATCGCCGCACCGGCAGACATCGACCTACTCGTCGAATCTGGCATCGTCGAACCCGCAACAAAACCCTCAACCAAAGAAAAGGACTAAGCCATGGCCGTCTTCGTATTTACCGACGCGTTTCTAACCGTCAATACAATCAACCTCTCAGCTTTCGTTACGAGTATCTCGGTCAACTACGAAAAGGATTCCGTCGAAGTAACAGCGATGGGAGCTACTGGCCATGTCATGACTGGCGGACTCCAGAACCTTTCCGTCACCGTGGAACTCAACAACGACCAAGCCGCAGCAAGCGTCCTCGAGACTCTTTACAGCGCAGTCGGCTCCGGTGCTAACACCCTTGTCATCAAGAACGCGACCTCCGGTAGTCCTCTGCCGGTTTTTACGGTTTCCAATGCCTACCTCGCCGCATCAACTCCAGTCAACGGAGCCGTCGGCGAACTATCCAAGCAATCCGTCACCTTCACCGGTGGCTCAATAGTAAAGAGCTAACAATGGCAGTATTTGTATTCACAGGCGCATCGGTAACGATGGCACCAACAACCGGCGGGACCGCCGTTGACCTTTCGGACCATGTCACCTCGGTATCACTCAACTATGAGAAAGATTCAATCGAGACGACAGCGATGGGAGCTACTGGCCATGTCTTCACAGGCGGCCTCCAGAACCTCTCAGTCACTCTCGAGCTAAACAACGACCAAGCCGCAGCAAGCGTCCTCGAGACTCTTTACACCAATGTCGGCACCGGCACGACGCAGCTCATCATCTCTAACACCACCGGCGCAGGGACACAGAAGTTCACTTGTACTTCAATGTTCCTAGGTGCCTCAACGCCAGTCAACGGCGCAGTCGGCGAACTATCTACACAAAGCATCACCCTCACCGGTGGTTCAATCGCAAAGGGAACCGTATAGAACCATGGCAATAGACATCACCGTCAAGCACAGAGACGGCACCGAGACCAAGACGAAAGTCTGGGCCTCGACCGAAGTCGCCTTCGAGGAAAAGTTTGGAATGGCATGGACCGAAGCGTTCACCGAAAGCCACCCGAAACAAACCTACCTATACTTCGCCGCCTACCACTCCATCCACGAAGCCGGAAACACCGGACTCCCATTTGACGCATGGATGCGCAATGTTGACGAAGTACAACCACATATAGCCGATACCCCTTTTTCGGACCAGGTAGCACCACATGGCTCATCGGAGTTATCTCAGTAAAAACAGGCATCAGCCCACTCGACCTAATGAAAACACCGTCGACTATTCTGAATGTTATGGCCGAGCAAATATGGCCTAAAGCCAACATCAAGACAGGAGGAGACGCATGGCAAGGACTGGACAATATGGTTTCCGACTAGACGGCAACCAAACCAAGCAAGGCATCGAAGGCCTCGCAGAAGTCAACAAAGCTCTCCGCAGTATGTCCAAAGAGACTCGAGACTCGATGAAGGAAACGCACAAACGCGCAGCCGCAATCGTCATCCAAGGAGCCAAAAGATTCGTCCCCGTTGTCTCTGGCAAGCTCGCAGCTTCTATCCGCGACGGCTCAACTCAACGAATGGGCCGCGTCCGTGTCGGCTC